ATAACTGTATGAAATTATTTGAAATGTTTGATCCAGCAGTAGCAGGTTATCAAGACGTAGGTGCTGATAACAGTAAGCCAAAGTGGAGAGAAAGCCGCAAAACAAAGTTAACATTAAAACAAATTCGCAAATTACGTAAGATGAATGATGTACGTAATTATGAAAAGGTCAATTATCTTAAAAAGATACATCAACAATATGCACCCAAAACAGAAGGTGCACCGACTATATAATGAGTAGTTTAATCAAAAACGTAAAAAAATAGCACTTATTGTGCTATTTTTTTTGATACCCACTAAATAACTCTACAAAGCCATTTACATTCAGGAGACAAACAATGGACAACAAAAAATTTGAACAACTTATTGATTTGATTATCAATGAGAACGAAGAACAAGCACGTGCATTATTTCACGATATCGTGGTTGAGAAAAGCCGCCAGATCTATGAAGAAATGATGGATGATGAAATGGGCGAAGGCGGAATCGGTGGCCAAGTTGGTGATCTAATCCGTGAAATCGATGTTGAAGAACAAGGCATGGCTGAAGCTGAAGATGATGACCTAGAGTTTGATTCTGATGAAGATGAAGTAATTGACATTGAAGCCGGCGAAGATGAAGAAGGTGGCGAAGAAGGTCTAGAAGACCGTGTTGTTGACCTAGAAGATAAATTAGACCAGTTAATGGCCGAGTTTGAAGAAATTATGGGTGCCGACGATTCAGAAGTCGACGGTGATGAAAGTGATGCTGAGTTTGATGACGAAGCAGAAGAAGCCGGCAAAGACTTTACAAAAGATTTAGAAGATGGTAATGATGAAGATCCTATGATGGAAGCTATTACATTGAAGAAAGTTTCTGTAACTCACGGTGACAACGGTGTTCAAAATAAGAGCACAGTAGACGCTAACAGTGGTCAAGCTGGAATGGACAGTAGACCAGTTAAGTTCAGTGGTGCTAGTGAATCAGTTCCAACAGGACCAAAAGGACCAAGCAATGCATATTCTAAAGGTGAATCATCTGTAAAAGATGCTAACAAGTGGAAAAATGCACCAGCACAAAACAATGCAGACTTAACAGCCGCACCTAAGCCAGTCACTAAAGACGAAGCAGGTAAAGTTCGTAGTCCAGTAGCAGAATCACGTAACTCTACAAAGCGTAGAGTTTAATAGGAATCTGAGAGAAAATGGCTTATCTTAAAGAGCACTTGACATTTGACCGCGCAGGTATGGTGGTTGAGTCTGTCAGTGAAGGTGACAAGAAGAACCTTTATATGAAGGGCATCTTCATTCAGGGCGGGGTAAAGAACGCAAATGAGCGTGTTTATCCCGTTGCTGAGATTGAAGTCGCTGTACAAACTCTAAATGAGCAAATTACAAGTGGTTACTCAGTATTAGGTGAAGTAGATCACCCAGACGATTTAAAGATTAACTTAGACCGTGTATCACATATGATAACAAGTATGTGGATGGACGGAGCTAATGGATTCGGCAAATTAAAGATTTTACCAACTCCAATGGGTGAATTAGTTAAGACTATGTTGGAGAGTGGTGTGAAACTCGGCGTATCAAGTCGTGGCAGCGGTAACGTTGACGATATGAACGGCAAAGTTAGTGACTTTGAAATAGTCACTGTGGATATTGTTGCACAACCTAGCGCACCAAATGCGTATCCTAAAGCAATTTATGAAGGCATGATGAATATGAAGCATGGTCATAAATTGTTGGATATTGCAAAGGACGCAAGAGGCGACAAGAAAGTAGAGAAGTACTTGAAAGAGGAAGTAATGCGCCTTATCAAGGATCTCAAAATTAACAAAGGGGAATAAGCATGTTTGATGCTATCAAGCCATTACTTGACAGTGGACTTATCAATGAAGATGTAGGGGCTCAGTTAAATGAGGCCTGGGAATCTAAATTGAATGAGGCTCGCCAGCAAGTCCGTGCAGAATTACACGAAGAATTCGCACAACGTTATGAACATGACAGAAGCGTAATGGTAGAAGCCCTTGACAAGATGGTTACAGAAAGCCTATCAGAAGAAATTGAAGAATTTCACTCTGAGAAGCAAGCAATGAACGAAGACCGTGTGAAAGCACAAATGAAACTACGTGAATCAGCAACAAAATTCAATGACTTTATGGTTACTAAACTAGCCGAAGAAATCAAAGAACTACGTTCAGATCGTATTATCGCTAAAGAAAGTCAACAAAAGCTAGAACAATTTATTGTTCACGCACTAGCCCGTGAAATCAAAGAGTTCTCTCAAGATAAACAGGCAGTTGTTGAAGCTAAGGTTAAGTTAGTTGCTGAAGGTCGTAAACAATTAGAAGCATTGAAGGCACGTTTTGTGACCGAATCTGCTAAGAAATTGTCTATCGCTGTAGCAGGACAGTTAAAGGGTGAACTAGGCCAGTTGAAAGAAGATATTAAAGTTGCAAAAGAAAACAACTTTGGTCGTCGTATTTTCGAAAGCTTTGCAGGTGAATTCTCAGTTACTCATTTAAATGACAAAGCTGAGACAAGAAAACTAATGCAAAAATTAGAAGATAAAGATCGTCAATTAGCAGAATCCATTACACAAATCAACAACAGTAAAAAGTTAGTTGAATCAAAAGAACGTGAAGTTCGCATTATTAAAGAGTCTAACCTTCGTGAGAAGATGATGACTGAATTGCTTTCTACTCTTAATGAGGAAAAAGCAGGAGTAATGCAGAACTTACTAGAGAGTGTGCAAACAGGTAAACTGCAAGCCGCTTTCGATAAGTATCTACCAGCCGTACTAAACACTGGCTCTACTAAGAAGGCTGTAAAGTCTAGCTTAACTGAGTCAAAGATGATTAGTGAAGTTACAGGGGATAAAGCTGCCAAACAAGAAGTTGATATGGAACAACGTGACAACGTTATAGATATCAAGCGTCTGGCAGGGCTTTAATTAAAAAGACATAGATTAGGAGAAATATAAATGTCAAAAGTTCTATTAGAAAGCCGTTGGGACGAGACCAAGGAAGCTCTGTTAGAAGGCTTAAAGGGCACTCGCCGCTCAACTATGGGTGTTATCTTAGAAAACACTAAGAAACAACTACTTGCTGAATCTTCAGCAGGAACAACTACTGCTGGTAACATCGCTACATTAAACCGTGTGATTCTTCCAGTTATCCGTCGTGTTATGCCAACTGTTATTGCTAACGAGTTGGTTGGCGTTCAGCCAATGACTGGCCCAGTAGGTCAGATTCATACACTACGTGTACGTTATGCACAAAACTTAGTGGACAACTCTGCCGCTCAAACTAGCGTTACTGCTGGTCAAGAAGCGTTGAGCCCATTCACTATTGCTCAAGCATATTCACGTCAGCCATCTAACGATGCAACTGCAACAGGTTACACAGGTAACAACACTGCGGCTCTTGAAGGTAACGGCGGTCGTCAGATCAGCGTTCAAATCTTGCGTCAAGCTGTTGAAGCTAAGTCACGTAAATTGCAAGCACGTTGGACATTTGAGGCAGCACAAGATGCTCAGTCTCAACATGGTATTGACGTTGAAGCAGAAATCATGGCAGCTCTTGCACAAGAGATTACTGCTGAGATTGACCAAGAGATTCTATTGTCATTGCGTACATTAGCATCTACTGAGTATACATACAACCAAGCTACTGTATCAGGTACAGCTACTTACGTTGGTGACGAACACGCTGCCTTAGCTGTTCTAATCAACCGTGTTGCTAACTTGATCGCCCAACGTACACGTCGTGGCGCAGGTAACTGGGCTGTTGTTTCTAGCGCGGCATTAACAGTATTGCAATCTGCAACTACTAGTGCGTTTGCTCGTACAACAGAAGGTACTTTCGAAGCTCCAACTAACACTAAGTTCGTTGGTACATTGAACGGCGCTATGCGTGTGTTCGTTGACAGTTATGCTCCTGATACTACACCAGTATTAGTTGGTTATAAAGGTTCTAGCGAAACTGACGCGGCAGCATTCTATTGCCCATACATTCCATTGATGAGCAGTGGTGTTGTTCTAGATCCATCAACATTCGAACCAGTCGTATCATTTATGACACGTTATGGTTACATCGAATTAACTAACACTGCATCATCTTTCGGTAATGCGGCTGATTACGTTGGTGAGATTGCAGTTCAAAATCTTACATTCCAATAAATCGGAATCAAACTTACAACCCTCGGGATGGGAAGTTACAATCAAGCACACTCAGGTGTGCTTTTTTGTTGGGTATGATTTTATAGACTATATAATCATATGATTATACTTGCCCCAATCTCACTCGGTGAACTAATAGACAAGATTACTATTTTGGAACTTAAACTAGAGTTCTTGTTTGATCCTAAAAAGTTAGAGAATGTTCACACAGAATTAAAACATCTTGCTACTGTATTAAACACATTAACCATACCAGACATTACAGCAGAACGTAATGCTCTTAAACTTGTCAACAGACAATTATGGCACATTGAAAACTTTAAACGTGAATGCGAAAAGAATCAAACGTTTGGGGAAGAGTTCGTTGATACTGCTAGACAAGTCTACTTAAAAAATGATTTACGTGCCAAAATCAAACGCAGAATAAATGATATGGTTGGTAGTACTATTGTTGAGGAAAAAAGCTATTAAAGAGTATAGTCAGTATCACTTGTGATATCCAAAATACTTTTACGTTTTTCTTTTAGTTTTTTCTGATGTAATCTATTACAGTTGGCACACAGTGTCTTTAGATTGCGTTTATCTTTATTCTTTTTGTTATCGTCTTTATAGATAACATCAAGTTGGCATTTATCTTCTGGCACAAAGCCACACTTTTCACACTTGTCTTTCTTATATAGTAAGTAACCGTACTTACTGTTATATGCACCTTTGGCACAATCAACACAGTACTTGTGCCACTTAGTAAAGCCGTGCTTACTCACACCATTTGGTTTTGCTAATGATACATTACAATGTTCACATAGTGGTCTAGTTGGTTGTCGTGTAAGCATTATATATTTAATAAAAAAGCACTAACGGGTGTTTTTTTTGTAGGGAAAAGATAATGTTTATAGATAAATAATATATTAGATAAAATTTAGGATGAACAATGGCAGTTGAACCCTTCGGTTTATATGGTGGA